ACTCTTTCCTTGAATGATTCTGGAGTGATAGTAGTTTTAGCACCGTGCACTGTTTTATTAGAACCATTTTGACCAAAATATTCAAGTGCATTCAGTTCTTGCAACTTGGACAAATTATATTCTAAATCCTCATCTGTCAATTTAGAAAAATCACGGACACCTTTAGCATCCGCTTCGGGGAGTTTCAATAATTTTTCCGCCTTAACAAAATTTGGATGTTTAGATATATTTTCGATTTCTTTCCCAAGATTTTGGCGCTGAGCGGTTAAATAATTTTGCCGAAATTCACGCAATTTATTTAACTCTTCGGCATTATTCTCTTTTTTTAGTGCCTCTAATTGACCCTCAAGATCACTCTTCAGCTCTTCAAGTTCGTGGATTTTAGTTTTGCGGTTTTTAGATTCCGCATTAGCCGCTTTTAGTGAATCCACAATATCATCTACCCCCGTTTCGATTTCCTTCAAAACGGAACTAACCTTGGCAACTGCCTCGTCGCCCAACTGCTGACGCAACTGCGTCAATAATGCCTTAATGTCCATCCTGACACCACCTGTTAATCTGTTTATAATTTTTATGCACGTTAAAAAGTAATCTCTATTAAATTATTTATCACTACCAAAATATAGGGAGTGATTTATTTACCCCACCATTCAGTAATTGGCAAATCTTGCCTTTCAATAGCATAATCCTCTAATAGTCTAATAGTCATCTTGCTTACAATCCGTTTGTCTGATTCAGCTAATATGAGGCGTTGCTCTGGAGTGAGTTCAAATTCGCCAAGTTGTTCTCGCCAAAATATTAAATCAAAATATTCGCAATAAATCAATTCATTTTTAAGCTCTTCTGTCGTCGTAGAAATGCTTTTTTGTCTATACTTTTCTAATATCTCATTTACTTTATTGTTTTCCATTTGTCATCCAATATCCTAATCCATTTATAACGCCGTTCATATCTAAATTTTTCAATATTATCAGGATCAGGGACTAATGCCGTTTGAAATTTCTCATCTAAATAAAATACATAATGCTCTTCACGAACAAATATTAATTGTTTCTTGCCGGTATGCAATCTGAAATATACTGCGTCAGGATTTTTTAGCACCCAGTCGACCCGTTCGTTAAAAGCCATATCACCAGCAAAATTGGAATACTTTTTAGATTTTTGAATTGCAATATTTTCTGGGATTGCGGTTGCCGTAACTTTTGCAATATATTCTTCAATATTAGTATTTTGATAACTCTCATACGCTAATTCTTTTGGCGATTTAGGCTTTCTAATAATAGGCTGGTCAAGTCCTTCTCCTTTATATTCAACAGGTAATAATTTACATTTACAATTATCTTGGCACACTGAAAATCCAGATTTTGGCAATCCTAATTGTTCCCAAGTTTCCATCGTTTCAATTTGTCCGTGCCTTATTATGCAATCTGGACAAGGTTGCTTTGACATTGTGACCCAACGATATTTAGTAATGCCAGCATTCTCATATTCGGCATAGGTCGCCTGATTAGCCGCCTCATTAATATTGCTTGCCACAACCGATTTTAGATTGTTTTTAAAAATCCCAAATACACCAGTTCCCTCATCTGCATTTTTACGCAAGACTTCTTTGATATTATCAATGCTCATTCCAGCATTTGTCATTTCCATAACATTTTTACGTAATCCGGTGAGAAATTGCTGAGTAGTATATTCAAGCCCAGCGCTTATAGATATTTCAATTTTGTCAGTATTAATTATCACGTTTCTTTTATTATCCGCCTGAAAAAATGCTCTTGAAGTTTAGCAATCATAAAATTAGCACGATTAGAAACGCCAAACCATTCTCTCTGGGGTAACCCGGGGTGGCGAACCGATTTGGCATAATACATTTGTCCGGTTTCAGAATATAGTGGCCCCAATGCTCTTGCCCGCTTTGCTCTTATTGTATATGCCCCTGTGCCAGCATTATGATATTGCCCCACATTTTGTCTTGCTAATGGCATCGTTAATCTTGCCCTAAAATTAGCACTGGTAGCTTTTTCAGCTAAATAAACAGCTTGCATTGTCCCTGTAGCAAATAATATTCGTTCTGGATATTTATAACCTTTAGCCCGCTTGCTATGAATAGTAGAAAGACTTAAGGGCACAAATGGTTGCCCGTGAATGTCTATCCCTTCGGCAATACCTTTTGAAATATCACTTTGTATTGCTTTCGCTGATTGATTGATTAGATTAGGTAATCCAATTCTTACCTTATCTTCGAACGATTTCAGGTAATTAAGTGCTTGCTGGTGTTTGACTTTTGCCCTCATTTCCATTTTTAATCGCCTTTAATATTTGTTTTGCGAATTTTCGCCCTATTTGTATTCCTTGCTTTATTTCAGTTTCGTGCTGATGAATAAATTCTTCGGCAAATTCCATAATATAATTTTCGGGATCATCAATTAATTGTTCTATATCAATCTGTCCAAGAATCAAATCTGCGTCGGCTTTTATATCTTCGACCAGTCCATCAATTTGGTCTTGGAATCGGTTAATATTATTCGACATTAGTCCGGAAATTGAATTTTTTCATTAATGATTGATTACCAGCGAATAACTCTCTTTTTAATGCAAGATTTTCCTGAATATAAGTTTTTGCCTCTTCAATAGTAAAGTTCGGATTTTTACGCATAACATATTCCAGCGGACTACTAACCCCTGCTTCCCATTTAGCTTGTTCAGTTGCAAGCTCTTCTGCCTCATCAATGATAATCTCTGGCATTTGGTAATTAATCTGGAAATCAGTTAATACCCCCTCATCAATTCTTTTCTCTGGGCGGTGGAAATTATTTACCTTAACAATAGTTTTAATTAATTCCATATCCATATATTTTAATACGTTCTGGTCTTTTTTGTGCCTGTCTAAAGTAGGTTGCATTTTTAAGCGTATTGCTATTCCAGACAAATCGCTTTTGACTTGTTCTTTTATAATATTAGAGATTCCATTAATATTGGCAATCCGGTCAGTAATATCCTCAATAAGTTTCACAACTGATTCCACATATAGATTAGCCTCTACTAATTGTGCCGCTGGATTATTTTTCTCATTGAATATCCCGCTTTCGGCAAATAATGGATGTTTCAATCCTGTTTTTAATTGCCCACTTTCGCCTTCTATTCCAGTTGGATTGAAATTAAGAATTAATAAGCGGATTGTCTCTTGTATGGCATCATCGCCGGTTACTGTATAAAGTAAATTAACCAGCCTCGCAATATCCACTAACTCATCCATTCCCTCGCTCCAAAATTCGCCAGTATCTCGGTATCGGTAAGTAATGAACGGAAAATAATCAGGTGCTTTTAAATCTGTATTGCCATCAATCGGATATTTATCTGTATTAATAAGTCCAATTCTGTCTTTAGCAAATTTAGGTTCTTGTTTTAAATAATAATGCTCTTGATTCTCTCTATCCCAAACATAATAAATTTTGTCAACCTTATAAATTACGATAGCCGGTTCGGGATAATAATCAGGGTAAGGGTAAACGATTGTGTTTGACTGATTGAATTGTGATTCCAAATATACTTTATCAGTCCTTTGGTGATACCGGACATTGGCAAGGATTGTCCCGTGTAATCTTGTCAGATTAAAATTATTCGGGAAGAAATTGTTGATTCTAACCTCAGCAAGCAAATCAAGCAATTTCTGCTGTTCGGTTTCGCTACCATTCCCAAATTCAAATATTGGTGGCTTATCGTATAATGTGCATATTTTTTCAATATATTCGGGAATGAAATTTATCAATACCGGTTTCATTCGACTCAAATCTGCTGTATCGCAATCATATAATCTCATATCATTTATGAGAACTTTGCGAATCTCAGCACTTTTTTTATAGTAAAATATATCTCGCAAATAAGCTCTTTGTTCAGGTGAATTATTCATTATACTGCCCAGTGCCATTTGCGTTAATCTGTAGCCTTCTTTTAAATTTACTCCCATTTTATACCTGCCTTATTTTTAACCTATTAAATTCATTAGCATAAAGGATATTGATTAAATAATCTGCCGCATCAGAGGCGTGCGTTAATGTTAAATTGCTTTTGTCCTTTCCGCCCTTCCCGTCACCTACAACGTGTTCGTAATCAAGGATTAGCGATATACAAGACTCGTCAATTAATAATCTGTCTTTGTGAATCAGTGTAGTTGTAAGATTTATTCTGTTGTTTACATTCGGATTATGTGACGGAATCTTAAATATTATTTGCCAATTGTTAGATTCTAAAACCTCTTTGATAATCTGATAATCGCTTGAATAGTCACGCTGGCTTTCCCATTGCCCCGAAGCATCGCCGGTTATTATTACCTTTTTCAGCTCGTGATTTCTAAATTTCTGGCAAAACATTTCCGCCGCCTGCTTTGTTTTTGCATCGTATTTAATACTAATCGGCGCTACAAATTTAATCTTTTCACCTTCCCTCTGGGCGACAAGCCATTCCATAGGTGATTTATTAAAATCGCAAGTTAGATATAGTTCAGCACGAGAATCAATAGTAAGTTTCTTTACGATACTACGATTGAAATTATAATAGAGTTGTCCTTGCGTTAAATTCACAAATTCGCCATTCAAATATGCCTCTAACAAACGAGGGGGGTAATTAGCCTCTAACATTTTAATATATTCAGGTTCAAGGTAAGGATTATCTCTGGTCTTAGCTCTTATTAATACCCTATCACCTCTGGTATTATCTGTAACAAATACTTTATAGGTATAATGCAATCCTTCCGGTGTTGTGACAATATATAGCCGGACATCGCTTGATCCACGTAACCGACCCAATGCCTTTTGAAATGCTACCTCACAATTATTCCAAGGCGCTACATCAAACTCATCAAATCCAACATAAGTTAGCTCAGAACCAATAATTAATTGAGGTTTAACCATCTGATAGATTTTTATTCTACCATATTGCGATTCAAACCGATGACCAGAGAAACTGTATTTATAGCTTATTCCTAACCTATTTAATATTTCTGAAAATGGTGTAACAAATAGCTCATTCGCCAAATCAAATGTCGGGTATATTATCCAGCCATTAGAATATCCATCTTTATTTTTTCTTACTAAATGATTAATAAGAGTTTCACGTAGAAATATAAACGTCTTGCCTGAACCAATACCGGCTACAAGTCCCTTAATAGTCGCATTACATTTTAAAAATTGCCACTGATGGGGTAAATAATCCGCCTGCTTGATTCTTAATTTCATTTATTCTAAATCCACCCAATCAATTTCCACTTCTGTATCAATATCGGTCGGCGCTAACCCCTGGTCTCGTTGCCCTAAATATTGCTTGCCAAGCCAAATAGCCATTGTCGCATTATTTTCAGCAAGTTTAAATTGTGTCCGGCGCAATGATATTTTTCCACTCTCAAACCCCTTTTTAAAGGAGAGTAAAAAGTCTTTTCTTTTTTTTAATGTTTGCTCTTTAATATTTAGAAAGGCGGCGCATTCGGCATAAGTGCATTGTAATTGCCCAAGCTTTTCTACCACTGCGAGGTCAATTTTATTTGCGGGACGCCCCATTTTCTTTTTGATTTGATTCCCGTCAGGCATTATTATTTAACCAATTAATTTGGCTTTTTGCCCTGTATAATCTTCCCACCTCTTTATTATCACATCGCAATATAATGTATCAATTTCTATCAAATATGCATTACGATTTAATTTTTCAGCACCTATTAATGTGCTTCCCGAACCTCCAAATAAATCAAGAACATTTTCGCCTTGTTTACTGCTATATGTTAAAGCACGTATGGCAAGTTCAACTGGTTTTTCAGTTAAATGAACCTTATCTAAACCGTTTACTTTTTTAACATCCCAAACATCAGTTGCATTATTAATTTCTGGGTTAAAATAATGCCCGGCCCCTTCTTTCCATCCATAAAAACACCATTCATGCTTACATAAGAAATCTTTCTGAGTAAGAACGGGTGCATTTTTAACCCAAATAATTGTTTGTGAACAATAAAGTTTATTATTTTCGAGTGCAATGCGATAATTTTTTGTGTTACCAAATCCACCCCAAATATAAAATGATCCTCCCGGCTTCAATACTCGTGCAATATTATAAAACCATTTTTGTAACATTTCTTCATATTTTTTTTCTGGGAGGGCATCACAAATTAATGGTCTGTCTTTCGGTTTTAGCTTATTTGATGTTGGTTTGCTTGTACCCGCATGTTTATTTTTATTAATTTTAATGTGAAACAATTGGTCGCCGGTGAAATTACCTGTTGCATTTGCAAGGGCTAATGCGTTATTAGAACGTGAGGAAATGCCAACATTATAGGGCGGATCAGTATTAACCATGTGGATAATAGCCCCATTAATTAATTTATCAACATCTTCGATTTTACTCGAATCCCCACAAAGCAATCTATGATTACCCAAAGCCCAAAGATTCCCCGGTTTGGTTATTGCATCATCTGGCATTTCTGGTATTTCATCTGGATCGGTTAATCCCTCACCGTTAAATACACCAAGCATTGATTCTATTTCTTCTGCCGAGAACCCAAGAATGTCAAGGTCAAAATCAAGACTTTGTAAATCAGACAGCTCATCTGTTAACAAGTCAATATCCCATTTAGCAAATTCAGCTGTTTTATTATCTGCTATTCGGTAGGCTTTAATCTTTTCGGGGCTAAGGTCTTTGGCTATATGAACTGGCACCTTTTCAAGATTTAATTTTAAAGACGCTTTCCAGCGAACGTGTCCAACGATAATTGTATTATCGGTATCAATAACTATTGGTTGCCGGAAGCCAAATTCAGATATTGAACGTGCGACCTTATCTACTGCGGCCTCGTTGATTCTTGGATTTTTCAAATAAGGCTTTAATTCTGAAGGTTTTTTGTAAATTATTTCCATAATAACAAAAATAGTATCTAAAAACCAAAAAGGTTATCCTAAATTACAAGTAGTAATCTGAAATATTAGGCAATAATATTTATAAATTATTAGAGTCTTTTTTATCAAACGAGATGGTTATTTTAGGGACAATATTTTTAACAGTATCTGGTGCAATATTGTATATTTCAGAAATCATAAGAATTTTCTCATCGTATTTTTTGCCAGAACAATTTAAACCCGCCCAAAATGCACGTATTTCGACATTCCTTAATTGAGAATCTGTTAATGTAATCAACTCACGTTTTGAAATATCAGTTATATCGGTGAATTTAAGCATAAATA